GGCGGCCCCGGCTTGGCCGCCCACGGCGCCGGTGGCGTCCTGTCCGGCGCCGGTGGCCGCTGCGGTACCGGCGGACGCCCCGATGGCCGCCTGGGCGTCCTGGGCGGCCCCGGTGGCGTCGCCGGTGCCGGCCGAGGCGTTGACGTTGCTGCTGGTGCTGACGGTGGCGTCGAACGCGTCGGCGGTGGCCGAGGCGACCCCGGCGTTGACGGTGATGGCGGTGCTGGCGTCCAGGCCGGTGGCCGTCGCGGCGGCCTCGGCCGGGGTGGCCGTCGAGGTGGCCGACGCGTCGAGCCCGGTGGCGGTGGCGCCGGCCTGACCGGCCTGGCCACCGGTGGCGCCTTGGGCGTCCTGGCCGGCGGCGGTCGCCTGGGCCATGTTGGCGGGTACGGCGATGTCGGCGGCCGGGTTGGCGGCGGTGCCGGCGGCGTCGGCCTGGGCCGGCGTGGCGGTGCTGACCACCCCGGTGGCGTCGAGCCCGGTGGCGGTGGCCGCCGCCTCGGCGGGGGTGGGCCCAACCCCACCTTGGGCGTCCTGGCCGGTGGCGGTGGCGTCAGCCTGGGTGGCCCCGGTGGTGGCGGTGATGCTCGGGTTGGCGGCGGCGCCGGTGGCCGCCGCCTCGGCGGGGGTGGCGGTGCCGGCGGTCGAGGCGTCGGCGGCGGTGCCGGTCGCGTCGGCCTGCGCGGGGGTGGTGGTGCTGGCGGCGGCGGCGTCGAGCCCGTCGGCGGTGGCGTCGGCCTGCGCGGGGGTGGTGGTGACGTCGCCCCCACCGGCGGGGGCGGCCACACTCCGGTCGCCCCACGGGTTGGTCAGCCAGAAGCGCGGGCCGGGCGCTTTCGGGTTGGGGTTGGGGCCGGCGTAGGGCCGGGCCACGTTGGTGGGTTGGGCCCGCACCTCGACGTACGCCCACCGCACCGACGTGGAGGTGCCGCCCAGGGTGGCGTTGATGCTGCTGCTGGTGGGGACGGTCGTGTCGTTGGCGGTGCGCTTGAAGATGCCGTAGGAGATGTCGGGGGCGCCGACGTTGGCCGAGCTGATCACCGAGGTGCCGGCCCCGGCGGTCTGCACGCCGGTGGCAGCCCAGTCGCAGTCAACCAGGTACACCGCAGAGTTGTCGCCCTGCGGGGTGAACGTCTGGGCGATCGAGCCGGCCGAGATGGAGCCGCTCTTGCCGTGCGCGCCGATCGGCTGGTCGGCCGCGCCGGCCAGCACCCGCACGGCGAGGGCCGCGTGCCGGCCGCCGGATGCGGCGATGTTGGACACGGTGACGGTCATCGCCGACGGCGACCCGCCCACGGTGGCCCACCAGGTAGCCGCCTGGCCGTCGGCGGCCGGGCCGTCGGCGCGGGCCGACCAGTCGTTGAGTTTCCAGCCCAGGTGGGTGCCGAGGTTGTCGGTGATGCCCGGCTGCAGGGGGGTGGTGGGGTCGATCGAGTTTCCGGCCCACAGGACCAGGATCAGTGACCACGGGTCGGGGGTAAAGCTGGCCGTCGACAGGGCCGAGATGGTGCCGTCGGTCTGGGTGACGACCGCCGGCGTATTGGAAGTCTCGATGATCGCCACAACTCACCCCCTCATTCCACTATGGACAGTCCATAGTGGTCTGCCCGGGCGAGCAATACCAGGACTTTCGCTCGATCAACTCACGGGCCGGCGGTGATCTGCCCGAGGGCGATCACGTCGTCGATGGTGGTCAGTCCGACCGCTTGGAGGCCGGCGGCGGTGATGTTGCGGTCGCCTTCCAGGTTGCCGATGCCGAAGACGTGGGTGGTGGAGTCGGCGGTGCCGTCGGGGCCCAACCCGATGTAGATCTTCTTGTACATGCAGCCGGCGTCCCGGTGCAGCACCGCGTTGGCGAGGGCGTGCGTGGTCGTGTTGAAGTTGATCGTGAGGGTGACCCGGTTGCCGTTGCTGTCCGACCCGCTGTCGTACACCCATGGGCTCTGCAGCGGGCCGCCCACCTTGCTCGCGCTCATCAGGCGTTCACCAGCTTCACCGAGAGGTCGTCACAAACGATGATGTTGGAGGCGCTGGAGGCCGAGCAGGCCGAACCGACAGTAATCGACTTGGCGGTGGTGGTGTCGATGGTGACGGTCCTGGCCGCCGCCGTCTCCGGGATCGGGGTGCAGGTCCAGGCGGCCAGGGCGGTCGGGAACCACAGCTCTCCGGCACCGACGATCGAGCCGGATGTGCCGACGGCCCGCACCACGCCCCGGTAGCGCATCTTCCACGGGTGGGAGGCCGCGCCGGAGGCGGTGGTCTTCGCCGAGCTGGCCGCCAGGGCCACACCGGCCACCCCACCGAAGTAGAGGCCGAGGGTGAAGGTCGGGGTGCCGGTCGAGGACAAGTTGCCGGCGGCCTCGATCTCGATCTCCGAGCCGATGATGAGCTGCCCGGCCGGGATGACGATCGAGCCCTGCGCGGCCGTCGGGAACAGGTCGGCCAGGGTGGTGAACGAGGCGAGCTGACCACTGGCGGTGTGGAACGGGGGTAGCGGTGTGACCCAGTACGAGGCGCCCATGTCGACCCCTTAGCTACTGGTGATCCGGGCAATGCCGTTGGCGTTCCACACGATCGTGAACGTGCCGGCGGTGACTGTCTGCGCCCCGCCGAAATAGTTGAAACAGATTCCCTGGTCGGCGACGGTGCCGGCGGTGATGGTGTCGTCGTAGACGAACGCCCCGAACGCGTTGGTCAGGGTGACCGTGCCGCCGCCGGCCAGGTCGGCCGCGTCGAACATCGCCACACCGGACGCCGGTGTGGTGAAGGTCTTGCTGGCCAGGGCCCGGCCGCCGGACACCCAGTTGGTGGCGTCGGTGACCTCGTTGGTGGTGGTCCACACGCCGGTGTTGAAGCCGGTCGATGCGACCGCCGCGTCCTTGTCGGGGGTGGTCGTGTTGTTGAACAGGGCGGCCTTGATGGTGTCGCTGTCGATGCCGGTGTATCCAGTGGCGGACACCTGGAACGTCATGATGTTCCACTCGCGGAACATGCCGGAGGCTGACCAGCTCACGGCGCCACTCCCGTCTCGTCGTCGGCTTCGCCCTGCCCGGCTTCGGCCTGTTCGGCCTGGTCGAGCGCGGCCTGCGCGTCGGCCTCGGCCTGACGGGCCTCTTCCAGTGCGCCTTCGACCGCCTCGACGGTGGCCTGCAGCTTCGCCAGTCCGGCTTCCAGGCCGGCCCGGTTGGCCATGGCCAGGTCGAGCTGGATCGCCAGCTCCCGGCGGTTGCGGGGGCGCTCCGGCGCCGGCTCCGGGTTGAGAAGCTGGTCGGCCCACCCACCCTGGTTGGCACCTGCGTCGGGCGCGTCGGCCCCGGCCTGCGCGATGTCGGATTCAGCCACGACCCACTGCCTCCCCCCGGCTGGTGGCCGTCGGTGCGTACACCGCGCAGTCCATACCGTCGTCCCGGATCACGTTCACCGACATGACCACGCGGCCGTCGGCGTCCCGCTGGACGTCTTCGCGGCCCACGTAGTCCTCCCGCATGTTGATCTGTAGCCGGCCCCGCGTGCCGGCGGGCACCATCGGCACGGACATGCCGCCGGCCGTCGGGCAGGCGTGCATGCGGGTGTGCGGCTCCACCTCGGTGGTGGTGTCGGTGGCCGGGCAGGCCACGCACGCCCACCGGCGTACCGGTGGGCTGAGCAGGGTGGCGCCCGAGCCTACTTGCATTTCTTGGCCGCCTTCTTGGCCATCTTCATGGCCGCCCCGGCGGGCATGCCCCGACGCTTCATGGCCGCGTAGGTCTTGGCGTGCGTGGCGCTTGCGGTCTTCTTCTTGCCGGCCATCGGTCCTCCCGACCGGGTCAGGTGCTGACCCGCTTGACGAACTTCGCGCTACCCCAGCACAGGAAGATCCTTTGTGCGGGGCTGCCGTTGTCGGTGATGTAGAAGTCGTACTCGCCGGACCGCCAGGTCATCACGGCCGTATCGTCGGCGTCGATGGTGGCTGTGGCGATGGCGGTTGCCGAGTCGACGCTGACCACGGCCGAGGCGTACAGCGTGGCCAGCGGGTCCCGGTCGGCCCGGATCTGCAGCACCCCGCCCCAGCCGGCCAGGTCGGTGCGGGGGTCCACGCCGCCGGAGTCGAGCACCTGAACGGCCAGTTCGAACGTGCCGTTCTGTTCCACTTCGATGTCGAGGCGGACACCGGACATGGCCCCCACCTCTCCCTCGAATCACCTTGCCGAAGTTGACGCCCCCGGGCCGGACCCACCCTCGAATTTGTGTCGGCCCGGGGGCGAGCTTCGGTTAGTCGGTGATGCGCTCCAGCACGGCCGCCGCGTTCTCGTGGGTGAGCTGGAAGGCCCGACGGGCACGGAACTTGATCGCGTAGTTGTCGGAGTCGTCCTGCGCCCGCGCGTTGTCGGTCAGCGTCTCCGGGCCGGACCGGTCGCCCCGGGCCAGGTACCGCTTGTTCACGAAGAACAGCAGGTCGTTGCCAGTCGGGGAGCCCGTGTTGGTGGCCGAGGTCTTGCAGCCACGCGACCACGAGATCGGGGTCTGGAACAGGGTGTCCGGGGTGCCGTTGCCGGGCAGGCCCCCGCCGGAGGTGAAGATCGGGCGGCCCTGGGCGTCCACGCACATGCGCAGCGCGTCACGCCAGCCGGGCGCCGCGATGACGATCATGTCCGGCTGCGACCAGTACTTGCTGGTCTCCACCTTCTTGAAGATGAACGACAGCTTCTCGTACAGCGACGTGCCGGCCGGCGTGGTCGGCACCGAGATGAGGTCGTCGTCCCACGTGGTGTAGTTGTCGTCGGCGGTGTAGCCGGTGTTCGCGTTGGTGGTCCGCAGCCGCTTGTACGCCGAGGTGAAGGGCACCGTGGTGCCGTTCTCGGTGCCGGTGACAGCCAGGCACGCGTTGTCGAACACGTCGGCGTAGCTGATGGCCCAGTCGAGGGCCTTCGTGCCGATGACGTCCATACGGGTGCTGGCGTCGGCCAGGTCGTCCTCGTCGATCTGTACGCGGGCGATGAAGCGCCGCGCGGTGAGCACAACCTCGTCGTTGGTGCTGGCGTCGTCGGTGTAGGTCGTGCCGGCGGTGACGGTCACGCCGGCCGAACGCGGGATGGACTTGGTCTTGGAGCCCATCGCGACCCGGCGGGCCTGCCGCTCGATCACGGACTCGGTCCGAACCCGCTGGACGACGTCCGAGCTGTACTCGATCGGGATCCAGGAGGTGATGGTGATCGGGGCACCACCGGCGAGCTGCCAAACCGGCGTCCCGTTGGAGGTGAAGCCGATGAGCTGGCCGGGGTCGCGGTCTGGGTGAATGTCCCAGTCGATCGCGAACGTGCGCGTCATCATGTGGTTCCTCTCGCTCGCGCACAACTGGAAAAGTCTTTACCAATTGCTCGTCGCGAGCGAAGACGCCGGCCCGTCACGGACTGTAAGGCGTACCTGGTCGGGAGGATAGCAGGCAAAACGCCAGTTGACCAAGCACCCTGCCTATTCGGCGCGCGTGGTACATCCGGTCGGTTGAGTGACACGCGGGCCCCCTCGCCGGGGTGGCCGGCTTGAAGGGGCCCGCGTGCGTGCCTTTGAGACTTCCCGGGCGGAGCTTACACGCCCCGCATCATCTGCTTGTCCACCTTGTCCAGCCAGGTCTGCGGCCGGGTGGCCCGTCGGCCGGTGCCACCGCCGTCGACCTGGCGGGCGCCGCCGGAGCGGGCCGCCCGCCGCCCGTTGGTGGCGCCGTTGGTGGTGCCGGCCGAGCTGGTCGAGGTGCGGGTGCGCCGGCTGACGCTGCGCTCCAGGGCCCGGTCGTCGTCCTCGTCGTCGGCGCGGCGACGTCCGGTGGTGCGCCGACCCCGGGCCGGACGGTCCTCCGGCTCCTCCCGGGTGCTGCGGAACCACTCGGGGAACTCGGTCTTCAGCTCCTTCACCTGGTCCTCCACGCCGTACAGGATGGGCTCCCCGGTCTCGCCGTCGAACTCGACATCGATCTTGTCGACGTCGACCAGCCGCAGGGCCCGACCCATGTCCCGGCCCGACCAGCCGGCCGCGCGCAGCTCCGACTCGGCCGCCTGGAGGGCGAGGGCCGGCCGGTACTGGTTGACCACCTGCGTGCGGGCGCGGTCTTCGGCCCGCTTGATGGTCTGCGCGTTGTGCCGCTTGACTTTACCGTTCTCGTCGACTTCGGCGTCTTCGCCGTCGATCAGTTCGCCGGTGTCCGGGTTGATGCCCCGGGTGATCAGGAACTCGGAGAAGGACTCGGGGGAGGTGATGCCCAGGTCTTTCATCGCCTTGCCGATGAAGCGCCGCTGCCGCAGCTCATGGTTGTTGCGCTTGACCGCTTCTTCGAGGCGGGTGAACTGCTCCCGGGTCGGCGGGGTCCAGTCGGCGTCGGCCTCGTCGGTGTCGTCGCCCTTGTCCTTGCCGTCTTTGCCCTTGCCGTCCTTGCGGGCCGGCTTGCGGCGGGCCTGCTGGCGGTCGTCTTCCTCGTCGTCTTCCTCGGACTCGTCCTCGTCGTCCTCTTCGTCCGACTCGTCCTCGTCGTCGTATTCGTCCTCGTCGTCGTCTTCGTCGTCGTCTTCGTCGTCCCCGAAGGGGTCGGTGTCGTCGTCCCGGTCGTCCACCACGAAGTCGATGGTCGATCCCCGGCCGCCCTGCAGCGCCCAGACGGGGCGGCCGGCGGCGGTGTGGCCAAGTGGTGTGGCAGTGTGGAGCACGGCACGCAAGCCGGGCTGAACGGTCGCTAACAGTGCCGTGGTCATCTCGACCCGCCTTTCTGTGCTGAACCCCTCGCGGGTTCCCGGTGACGTCGCGTCATGGTCAGCGTACGCGGCCCCGGTGACATGCGAAAAGAGGCGCACGTGCGTACGGCAACCAAGCTGCGGGTCGGATTGGCGCTGCTGATCGTCTTCGGGCTGTTCGCCTGGTGGGAAGGTCTGATCCCCGACATGGGGGCGTCCGGCGGCGGCGAGCCGGCCGAGGTGATCCGGGGCAAGCAGAACCCCCGCGCGGTCGTGATCTACGCGACGTGGTCCGGGTACAGCACGCTGCTCGCGCACGTGTCCACCCGTGCCGAACCGGAGCCGATCCCGGAGGGGACCAAGTCGCCGTGGTTCCGGGTGGTCGGCGTGAAAGCCGGGGACCTTGTGGTGGTCACCATCGAGGGAGTGAAGCCGTCCGGGAACGGTCCTCGACACATCACCGTGACGATCTACCACGTATACGGCAACATGCACGGCGAGAGGGGCGTATGCGACTGGGACGAAGGCGTCCAGTCCGCGCACGCCGTGTGCGTCGTGCCCGCCTCGGCGCCCTAACGCTCGAACGTGCCGGCCTGGACGGCCCGCTGGGCCCGCTTGACCACCGTCTTCGGGATGAGCAGACCGGCCGCCTGAACGAGCCGGCCAGCGGCCCGCAGGCGGGCTGGTCGGCTCCCCATGGCGGTGCCGGCGGCGATCGAACGCTGGGCTTCGCGTCGCAGGGCGTGCGGCAGGTCCACCGGGGTGATGTCCAGGCCACCGAACCATGGTTCGGTGCGGCACCGGCAGTGCGGATGCAGCGGCGGCCCCCACACCGGCCCGTAGACGGTGGCCGACGGGTCCTGGACGGACAACACCGGCAGGAACGGTTCGCCGGGCACGGCGAGGGCCCCGGCGTAGCCGAGGCAGGCCGCGCAGGCGTCCCGTTCGGCCAGCCACAGTGTGGCCACCTCGATGCCGCCGGCCGCCGCCCGGTCGATGGCCCGCTGGACACCTTCGGCGTGGGCCCGGTGGATCACGAAGGTGGTGGTCTGTTCGGCCCGGTTGACGGCCCGTCGGGCGGTGGCGATCACCGACATGAGGTCGCCGTACCGGTCGAGGGGGCCGCTACGGGCCAGGTGGGCGGCGGCGTGCAGGTCGTCGCGGATGCCGGCGGTGAGCGCGGGCAGCGCGGCCCGGATGTCCAGGGGCAGCGTGCCGGAGATCCGGCTGACCACCGGGCCGATCAGTCCGGTGTCGTAGGAGCCGGTCGCCAGGGCCTGCTGGGCGCCGTGCTGGAGGGCCTGGCGGACTTCCCGGTAGGGGTAGCGGCGCATCCGGTCGAGCTGCTCGACGAGCAGGCCGCGCAGGGTGTCCTGGGCGTGTTCGGGCAGCTTGTGGTGGGTGGAGCCGGCCGTGGTTACATAGATGGCCGTGCCGATGCGCAGCAACTCGTCAAGGAAACCGCGCAGGTCCGTGACGACGGTGTCCCGGACCTGCGCTTCCAGCGCGAGCAGCTGAAGATCATCCACGGGGGCGGAACTTCGGCGGGCCGGCCGGTCGGCTGCCGCCGGGGCGACGCCCGGTGCCCGCCCGGACCGGCGTGATGGGGCCGGGTTCGATCACGACGTCGAACACCCGCACCCCGTTGACGGTCGATTCGCTGACCACGCGGTAGCGCAGGCCGCGCTGCAGGAGCAGTTCCCCTTCCCGTTCGTCCGGGCGGGCGCCGGGCACGTCGGACAGGTTGACCGCGCCGACCCCGGCGGGGACCTGCATGCGCAGGACCGCCCCGCCCTTGCCGGCGAAGCCTTTCGCTACGGCGAAGTCGACGCTGGTGGAGCTGTAGGTGGGGTCGGTGATGACCTGGCCGACCTTGAAGTGGCCGGCGTCTTCGACGCCCCGGTGGACGGTGACCGGTTGGGGCAGCGGAGAGGCGGCCATCACCTTGTCGACGGTGGCGGTGGTCTGCCGACCCTTGTCGGAGCCGGGTACGCCGGCCCGCAGGTCCCGGTTGAGGTCGGCGAAGCCCACGTCCCGGTAGTGCTCCAGGGCATCGGCGGCGTCGGCCCGCTCGCCGTCGCCCCAGCCGGGGAGGGACAGTTTGCCGTCGCGGACCTTGGCGGGGGCCGAGTTGAGGGCTGCTGCACCTTCAAGGCGGTCGGCGGCCTTCTGGGCGGCGGCTTCGGCGTCGGCGAGCCGGGCGGCGCTCTTGCGCGCGTTGGCGCGGGCCATGATCGCCTCGACGATCGACCGCTCGTAAGCGTCCTTGATCGCCCGGTTCGTCCGGTAGCCGCGCGGGGTCTTCACGCCCAGCTCTTTGGCGAGCACGCTCAGACCACGGTCATTGACGGTGCTCAGCGCAGTGTCGGGGGTGTCCACGCCACTGGTGACCCGCTCGGCCACACTCTTGAGCTTGCGCTGAACGAATTCGGCGTTACTGGCCTCGTTGCGGGCCTTTTCGGCAGCCTTGGCGGCGAGCTTGCGCACCTCGGCCTGGGCGGCCTTCTCCTCGGCGCTCAGCACCGGCTTGGTCGCCTTCTTCGCCTCGGCGACCCCCCCGACCCCGATCACCTGGGTGGAGCGGTTGCGGTAGTTGCCGAACTGGCTTGCGGCGGCCTGGGCGGCCGTTGGAGAACTGGACCAGCGCCACACGCCGTAGCTGTAGCGGGGGCCGGCAAGGAGCTGGTCAGCCTTCTTGGCCTGCTTGTCGATGGTTTCCTGGTTGCGCTTCAGTACGTGCTCGGGGCCGTACTCCTCCCATTCGGTCCGGCCGTCCGCCCAGCTCAGCTTGCGGGTGTCCTTGAAGTTCGGGAGGCTGAACTCCGTGTTCTCCCAGGTGTCGCCGGTCCGCCCCTGCACCCGGGTGGGCTCGAAGCCGGGCAGGTAGTACTCGGTCGGCTTGACGCCGGCCTGCCGCTCCGCGTGGGAGAGGGAACCGGTCGGGTACCCCTTCAGCTTGGAGGTGTCCGAACCTTCGTTGATCCACTGCTGGAGGGCATCGACGAACTTCTGCCGGCGGGCGTTGTCCACCTGGAGGTCGGTGGCGTCGTTGTGGTTGTCGGCGGTGACCACCACGGCGTGCGTGTATTCGCGGGTCTTGCTGGTGCGCTGCTCGGTGGTGCCGTCGGGCAGGGTCACCGTGGTGGTGCGGCCCCGGGCCGAGGTGGTGACGCCCAGCGTGGGCTCTCCGGGAGCGGCCTTGCGGGCGGTTGACCCGCTGGGGGTCTTCTGCTCCTTCTCGAACCAGGCCAGGGCGTCCGGGTCGTCGGCGTCGGCCCGCTCCGTCAACAGGTCGACGATCTTGTTGATGCGCTGCTGCCGGGGCGCGGTGTCGGTGTACCGGCCCTTGTGGCTGGAGATCGCCTGGTCGTACTGCTCGATCAGCGCGGGGGTGTCGAGCTTCGACAGGCGGGCCGCTGGCATGGTGGCTGGCATGCCTCCATCCTCCGGCTTGACAACTGAGTTGTCAAGCGGTCGGATGGGTCGGACCGGCTTGGGCTGGATCTTCTTGCCGGTCTTCGCGCTGATGCCGCCGGTGAACGAGCCGCGAATGATCTTCGGCTCCTCCGTGGGCCCGCTCTCCGTCGGGCCTACGCTTTTCCCCCCGGCCGCCGTCCCGCCGCCGCCGCGAGGGCGTCGGTGGCCTTCTTGAGGGCCCCGTGGGTACCGGACTGTTCGCTCTTGGCGTAGTTGAACGCGCGACCCAGCAGCCGGTCAAGCTGGTTGCGGGCCTCATCCTCGGAGATCTTGCCCTGGGCCACCTCGTCGGCGAGCCTGCCAACCACCTCGCGGATCGTGGCGTCGGAGAACGCGATCTTCTGCTCGCTGACCGGGTGCTTGGCCAGCTCGGCGTGCAGGTCCCGCAACACCTGCTCGGTGCGGCTACCCGGCTTCGAGCTGGGCGTCCTGGGCGGCTTCTTGATGTTGCCGGTCCGGGTCGTCTCGATGCGCGCGCCGGCCGGGGCCGGCCGGTTCAGACCCAGGTCTTCCCGACTCTGGGCGCGCAGCCGCTGGGCCGCCGCGCTGAGCTGACCACGGGTGCGTCCGTCCAGGCCCCGCTGCCGGCCGATCCGGTCCAACCGGTCGGCCGCCTCGGCCGGGGTGACGTCGCCCGACTCCAGGTCGTTGGCGACGCTACCGACGGAACCGTTGGAGATCTTCCGCAGGTCGGCGACCACGCTCCCACCACCCCGGGTGCCGCCGCCGGTCTGGGCCGGGAACTCGGGGGCCACCTGCTTGTCCACGATGGACTTCAGGTAGTTCGGGTTCCGGTCGAACTGGTCGTGCCGGTTGTACTCGGTGATGTAGGCATGTACCTGGTTCGGGGCCAGCTGGCCGCCGTTGCTGGTGGTCCAGGTGCCCTTGCGGCCGTCATAGTTGAGGACCCGCTTACCGTAGGCGTCCTGGATGGATCCGGAGTAGGCGCCCTCCATGACGTGGTTGTTGAAGATCTTGCCGCCCTTGAACCGGTTCGGGTCGACCTGCTTGGCGAGAGCCTCCAGGGCGGCCTCCTGGTCGGCGTGGCTGACCGACGGTTCGGGCAATGCCACCGCCGACACCGTGGCCAGCTCCTTGGCCCGCTTCGCCTCGTCGGCGGCCCGCGCGGCGTTGGCCTGGCCGAAGTTTTCCCGCACCTGGGCGTGCCGGAGCGGGTCATTCTCGATCGAGCGCAGGGCCCGGGTCTGCGACTCGCTGAACCCGGTGTAGTCGGTGTTCGCCTTCGGCGCCTTGAGGCCCTTCTGGCCGCGCAGATCCTGGGCCAGCTCGTCGGCGGCGTTCAGGCCGACGTTGCGGGCCATCACGGTGACCGCCATCTGCTCCTCGGCGTCGAGACCTTTCAGGTGGTCAGCCGGGTATTCGCCGGTCGTGCCGGAGTTGTCTTTGGCGTGTCGCCACACGGCCAGGGCCAGGTCCCGTTCGCGCTCGTCCCGGGCCACCTGCTCGGCGGTCGCGCCCCCCTCAACGTTCTTGATCCGCTTTTCCAGCTCGGCGGCGTTGTCCGGGTGCATGCCGCCCTTGGCCAGCACTTCCCGGCCGATCTTGGCCTGCTTGAGGTTGTTCTCCCGGGCCACCCGCGCCCGGGTGGCCTTCTGGATGTCGAACAGGGCGGCCTCGGCGGCCTGCCGCTCACCGTTCGGCAACTTCTTGATGGCCGCATCGCCGGGGATGCCGTTCTCCTTCTTGATCCGGCGCAGGTCGGCCTTGACGGCGGCCTCCTGGTCGGCCAGGCCGCCGGCCGCCTCCAGGGCGGTCCGGAACCGGGTGCCGACGGCCTTCAGGTCGTCCTGCTTAGCCCGGATCTCGTCGCCGATGCGGTGCAGGTTCAGCGCGGCGGCGTCCATCGCCTCCGTGTCGTGGATCGAGGTGTCTTTGAGCCGCTGCTGGGCGTCCATCAGGTCTTTGTGCGTGTAGTACTGCGGAATGTCCCGAATCGCCTTGCTGATGACTTCCTGCCGGACGTCGCCGAGGCTGCGGGTCCACCGGTTGGGGTCGTTCATGTCGACGCCGAGGCTGGAGGCCATGGCGGCCCGCTGCGAGCGGATGTCGGCGCCGCTGACCAGCTTGGGGGCGGTGTCGGTGTGGGGGCGGTGGATGTCGGCGAGGGCCCGCAGCTTGGCCACCGTGTCGGGGTTGCCTTCGTGTTCGTGCACGTACTGGGCGGCCTCTTCGAGCTTGCGGGTCATCGGCCGGTAGTACTGGTCTTTCGAGCCGACCCGGGCCGGGCCCTGCCGCTTCAGTTCGTTGATGCTGCGCAGCATCCCCTGGTACTGGGAGTGCACCGCGCCCTTGTCGGGCAATCCAGCCTCGGCGACGGTCAGGTTGCCCATGTCGTGGTGGGCCTTGGAGTAGTCGCTGTACTGGTAACCGCCGCCCGGCTTGCGGCCCACCTCGGTGGCCTTGGAGGCCTCGCCCTTGCCGAAGTTGGCTCGCGCGTTCTCGATGCGGGTAACTTCGGCCATGCGCCGATCCTGGGGCGCTTCCGGGGCCTTGGGCGTGGGGGTCTTCGACGCACCGATCATCTCGGCGAAGTCGGCCTCCAGCTGGGTCCGCTTCCGCTCCAGGCTGGCGCGGATGGTGGGAGCAAGGTCCGGGTTCTCCAGCTCCTTGTTGACCTTGGCTAGTTCCTGCCGGTTGCCGTGACGCTCCAGCTGGTCAACCGACATGTTCTTGCCGGCGTACGACTCGAAGGAACCCTTCGAGATGCGCTCGGAATCGTGCCGGCCCCGGGCCGCGTGTTCACCGTTGATGAGCACGTCGGCGGCCGTGGACAGCTCCCCAGCCCAGCCTTCCAGGCGGTGCTCCCCGTCGTAGTTCTCGGAGTGCACGGAGAATACCGGCTCGCCATTGCGGACCGTGTGCGACGCCCAGCCGACCAGCCGCCCATCGCTGTCGCTGATCTGGAACTCACCCGACGGGTTGTCGGGGGTGTGCCGGATGTGGCCCATGGCGACGTTGGAGCGCTGCCCGCTCGGGCCGGCGGCCACCTTGCGGTACAGGCTGGCGCTGGCCAGCGTGCCGTCCTGAATGGCCTTGATCTTGGCGCCGTTGTCCTTCGGGTCATTGCTGATGCGCAGTTCTTCGGCGCGCCGCTCGCGAGCCTTCGGCGTGGTGGTGGTCACCCCTCCAGGCTTCCGGCCGCCAACCGGCTTGTCAAGTCCCATCTGCCGGGCGGCCTCTTCCCGAGTGATCCGCCCCTCGACCTTGAAGCCGCCCTTGCCGTCCGGGTTGACCACCTGGACCGTTCCGCCCGGCCGGCGGCCCTCCAGGCGCGCCACGTCGGCTTTCGGCGTGGTCTTCTCGGCCATGTGGTCCGGCTTGACGTACACCGTGCCCCGCCAGCCGCCGCCCCCCGACGGCGTCTCGGCCACCTGAACAGCCTTCATCGGGGTGCGGTTGCGGCCCTTGCGGACGTTGACGTCACCGACGCCCTGCACGTAGCCGTTCAGGGAGATCTGCTTGCCGTAGGCGTCCTGGCCGACCAGCTTCGCGTGGTCGCCCTTCTTCAGGTCGCCCACCGAGATCGTGCCGGCGGACGCCGCCCGCTCCTCCTTCAGCCAGCCGCCTTCTTGCTGCACGTGGGTGCGCAGCTGGGCGACCGTCGCCTTCAGGGAGCTGCCCGAGCTGTTGTTCAGGGCTTCGCGCATTCCCTCGGGGCTGCCGCCGCCGGTGCCCCGCTCCTTGCGGATCCCGCCCAGTTCGGTGACCAGCCGGTGGCCTTCCGCGCGCATCCCGGCGTCCCGGCCGGCCGCCGATGCCGCCTTCGTGTTCAGCAGGAACCCGCCGGCCTTGGACGACTGCAGCTTGCCCTGCGGCTCACGGCCGGGGGCCGCGCCCATGTGGATATCGCCGAACCGGGCGCCCAGCTCGTCGGCGACCTTCCGGGCCCACTTCTGGCCACCCTTGTGGGAGAAGCGGCCCCGGTCGTCGCGGGGGTGCTTGGCCTCCACCCAGTGCAGGGCCCGCAGGCTGCGCTTCCCCATGGCTACCGTCCCTCGATCTGGTTATTCAGCCGCTGGATCCAGGTCGTACTGTTCCTACGCTTCGAACGTTGCTTGGCGGCTCGCCGCCGACCCACCGGGTTCAGCGGGCTGGACAGGTGCGATCCCCGCACCTCCGGGGCCGCCTCGCTCGGGTTAGTGATCACAAGGCGGTCGTGGGTACGTCGGTTCAGGATCTCGGCCAACACCTCGTGACGGAAGGAGGTGCCGGTGGACCGCCGGAACTTCAACGTCTTGGTGTCCTCCGGCTGCAGCGACGACAGCGGCGTGCCGTACTCGGTACGCAAGATCGGCACATGCCCCGGCCCGTACTCGCCCGGCTTGTGCCAGGCACCCCCGCTCGACAGGTCCCCGGGGCGGCGTCGACCACCCGGGGCCTGATCGGCTACGCCGGCCGGGAGGTCACCGACCCGCATCCAGCCGCCCCGCATGGCGTTGGTGTCGAGCATGTACCCGGTTTCGTAGTCGAAGGTCCGCCCCCGGGCGTCGGTGAACGTCTCGCCGTTGGCGTGGGGCCGCCACCGGCCGGTCAGGCCGCGCAGCCG